CTTGTCAGACTGCAACAAGCTATACTCAGACTTTGAAGATTTGCCAGAAGAAGCTCAATTAATTATAGCAAATATGATGTTTAATCTCGGTTACCCAAGACTTTCTAAGTTTAAAGGAATGAAACAAGGTGTTGACGCTCGTGATTGGAACGCAGCCGCAGACGAAATGGTAGATTCTCGTTGGTACCACCAAGTAACTAACAGGGCTGAACGTCTTGTACAAAGAATGAGGGCGATATGATATGGTTAGAAAAACTAATACAAAGACTATTTAAAATAAAAGAACAACCTAAATACTTAGGAGGTAAAAAATGAACTGGATTAAAAATAGATTACTAGAAAGAACTTCTTGGGACGGAATTGTTCTTATTGTTACAGGAATAGCAATGGTTATAACTCCTGTAACTCTTATTGCTTATGGAATGATTGCTTATGGCGCATGGACTATCTGGAAGAGTGAGTAATGTTTAGACTATATGTGCTAATTTTTATTGTGGCGATACTAGGTGGTGTTGGTTATAGTGCAAAGTACTATTACGATACCACCCAAAACACTATAGCCACACTAAGAGATAATAATGCAAAACTAGAAGTCGCTGTTGATACTGCACAAACCAGTGTAGAAACATTACAAGGCGATATAGTTAAATTAGGTAAGTTAAATAAATCTTTACAACAAGATTTACAAAAAGCTGAACAATATGGAGACGAACTCAGAGCAAAACTATCGAAGTTAGATCTGGTGGTAGAAGCTCTTAAAGGTTCAAAAAGTTTAGAAGGAAAGATGAATGGTGCGACAGCAAATTTGTGGCGTGACTTCATGGGCGATACTGGTGGTAATGCTGAGCGTCCTCTCCCTAACTGGTTGCAGCCGGTTCCAGCCGGAGCCGGAGGTCAAAGTAGTAACCAAAGTGGAAAGAACACAGATACCAACAGTAGCAGCACCGAAGCCACTAGCTCTCAGTGATACTAGAGTTTTTGTAGTTACAAAAGATAATTATGATGAATTCGTAAAAGAGTTCACTGAAACATATGGTGATCTTGCTTTTGTGGCTCTCAGTATGAAAGATTATGAAAACCTGGCACTAAATATATCAGATATCAAAAGATACTTGGAACAACAAAAACAGATAATCTTATACTATGAGAAAGCTGTGACTGAAAAGGATTAAAAATGAAATATAATTTAGCTATGTTTGCAACGCTTTTTGTAATGTCACAAGCGGTTGCAGATGATTTTTTACAAATGAGAGAATTTAGAAATAACCTTTGTTATGATGGCGATACTTGTTATGTAATTGCCCCTACACTTCCAGAACCGCTTCAAAAAATGAGTGTTAGAATTTTAGGAATTGATACTCCAGAAATTAGAGCCAAATGTGATGAAGAAAAGAAGTTAGCACTCGAAGCTAGAGCTTTAGCTAATAAACTATTTAGAGAAGCAAAAGATATTGAATTTGCTAACTTAAAATGGGATAAATATGGCGGTCGAGTACTAGTCGATGTTTATCTTGATGGTAAGTTATACAAAGACGAAATTATTAATGCTGGATTAGCTAGGCCTTATGACGGCGGGACTAAAGAAGAATGGTGTAAATAATGATTGCAAAAATGTTTGAAGATACTTTATGGATTTATACTGCTATAGCAGGCTCTCTTTTAGGTGCGGCTTTTTTAGCTTATTTTAAAGATACAAAAGCTGGTTTGTGGTGTTACGCTAAACTTGATCAGTTTTTAGACTATCTCGTAGCTCGGTACGGGTGGGCTTGGTTAGAACAACCAACCGATGCTTGGAGAAAAAAGTATCCATTTGTTACTAAAAAAATAGATGAGTTAGAAGCTCGTATTAGAATTTTAGAAAATCAAAAAACTGATAACAAACACACAAATAATGGTTATCAAGATTCCATTTAATAATAATAAAAAAGGAAAAAATTATGCCACCAAGAAATCATAATACATGGTTAAAAAACCCTTCAGTAGAATATATTAGTAGTGAGATTTATTCTTCTCACGCAATTTATAAACAGGAACAAGAAGATATCTTTAGTAAGGTATGGGTTCCTGTGTGCCATATCTCAGAGATGTATAATAAACTAGACTACCGCACCACACAGATAGCAGGTGTAAATGTTATTGCATACAACACAGGCGATGGTGTTCGAGCATATCGGAACTATGGCAGTTGGGCACCTAGTGGTACACTTGGAGCACCTATTGTAACTGTTGAACCACAGTTGCATTGTGAAGTTAAGCACGGAGGCATGGTATGGGTCACTCTTGATCCTAATCCAACACAGAGTGTAGAAGAATGGACAGCAGGTGCCTTTGATTGCATTACAGATGCTATTGATACAGAAGAACTTGAAGTATTCCATTATCATAAAGCAGTAATTGATACAAATTACAAACTGTGGCATGATACTAATTCAGAATTCTACCATGACTTTATGCATTATTTTAATAGAGTGAGTGGTTTTAACGATGAATATTTCGCTAGAAAAAATATTCCTTTTGATAATGGTCATGTTAACGTGTCTAGCTTTACTGTTAACTATGAAGAGTATGATGGGTTTGAAGATCGTGGGGAACTATCTTTTCCCAATTTACCGCCCAACCAGTGGTACATGGTTGATCTCTTTCCAGGCTTTAACTTCAACCTTCGTGGTTCTGCCTATCGTTCAGATACAGTAACACCACTTGGTCCGAATAAAGTACTAATCGAATTTAGAGGTTATGGCTTACGCAAGGATACGAAAGAAGAAAGAGAAACTCGTATTAAGCATCATAACTCAATATGGGGACCTTTTGGTCGTAATTTACACGAAGATCTCATTGGGGTAGCAGGTCAAGGAACAACAATGCGAGAAGGAACAGAGCCTCGTAATATTTTACATGGTCGTCACGAAAACGGTACTATTCATGATGAAATCGGTATGAGGCACTATTATGAAAAATGGGGAGACTTTATGGGTATGAGTCCCTCTTTACCTCTTGCAGCTTAATTAAGGAGAGTATAAAATGTCAGAAGAAACAAAAACTATTGATGCCTCTGCAGTAGAGGGTATGGATGTAAATGGAGATGGCCATATTTCTGCTGAAGAAATGGCAATGCACTTAGAATTTAAACGTAGAGCATTAGAAGATGCTGATGCACAGAGAGATGCTATTCGTAAGATGGCATGGTTTTCATTGGTTGGTCTATTGATCTATCCTATTGGTATTGCAGTAACATCTGGTTTTGGTATGGACAAAGCGTCTGAACTTATTGCAGATATTGCACCAACATACTTTGCGTCAATTGCAGTATTAGTTTCAGCATTTTTTGGTGCTGACGCACTAAAGAAGAAATAGGTGAAACATGGATAAGAAAATTATTGAACAAGCAGAATTTTGTGCTAAACTATCTACAATGGTTTATACAGTCGAAGCAAAAGTTAGAAGCAGATTTTTAAGTAGTGTTGAAGATATAAATAATTTTGTTTTTATTTCTAAAGAAGGTACAGAAGTAGCTTGCTTTACTCAAAGAGGAAATAAATACATTGTTTTTAGAGGAACTGAGCCTACTCAGTTTAACGATATTAAAGCAGATCTAAAAGCCTATAAAAGACGTTCTGAGACAAAAGGTAGAGTTCATGCGGGATTTAAAGATGCTTTAGACCTAGTATGGAAAAACATTGAAGGATGGTTAAAAAAATTTCCCACACAAGGACATGTTTATATATGTGGTCATTCTTTAGGCGGTGGATTAGCTACATTAGCAGGTTCTAGAATAAAACATAGTATTGTTTATACATTTGGATCACCTCGTGTAGGTAGCTGGTCTTGGTGTAAAGCACAAACATTTGAACACCATAGATTTGTAAATAATAACGATATTGTTACTAAAGTACCTTTTTTCTTGCTAGGATATAAACATTATGGTAATGTACATTATATAAATTATTATGGAAATATAAGAAAATTAACTTACTGGCAAAGGGTTAAAGACCAGTGGAGAGGAAGATATCGTGCTTTACAAAAAATGCAATGGTTTGACGGTATTTTTGACCATAATATTAGTCTTTACCACAGTAAGATAGAAAATGTATTACGTAGCTCTAGTTAAATGCCCGCATTGTGGCACCAATCAAAACACTATTGTAGGGAAGGGGTCTTTCTTCCCTACAAATATTTTAAATTGTGAAATGTGTTATAACTTATTTGAACAACGAGCACAGCTTTATAATATTCCTTACCATTCTGTATTTAATAAAAGTAATAATCATCTTGCTTCTTAGTCTTTGATTTGTTATAATTTCTTATAAATTAAAAGGAGAACCAAATGGCTAAGAAAAAATCAAGAGCACATCAAGTATCAAAAGGTGAGCGTAAGTCAACAGCTAGAAAAACAACTTTAGCTGTAAAACATGCTCGTTCTTTGGAATGGAAGATGGAAAACCTAATAAAAAGCTGGTCTAAAGGATTAAATCCTTGGATTACAGTTAATAATCCTAATAAAGAAGAGACTAATAAACGTATGATCCGTATTCGTACTAATGATTATTGGGGTTATCCAAAACCAGCCCAATTAAAAATGAGATTATCGTGAAAATAGATTATAAGTATAATGAACCCGCTTTATTGGAAGAGATTAGTGATTATATTGATAATACTTACAATCAACACTATTCGATGAATAATTTTCAAGCTACAGAATTTATTATTGATTCTGGTATGGGAGAAGGCTTTACTCTAGGTAATGTTATGAAATACTCTCAACGTTATGGTAAAAAGGCAGGTAAAAATAGAGCGGATTTATTAAAAATTATTCATTATGGTATATTAGCGTTGCATAATCACGATGTATTAGATAAGGAGAACAGGTAATGAATGTAAGACTAATTAGTTATAGCCAACCTCCAAAAGATTTGTATGTAGGCGAAGATATGCAAGAATTAGTAGCATATTGTGCTAGAGTAAGTAATCCTAATAATCAAATGAATAGTGAGACTAGTTCTAAATTAATTAAATATCTAATTAATAATCAGCACTGGTCGCCTCTTGAAATGGTAAATGTGTGTTTAGAAATTAACACTACTCGTGATATTGCTCATCAAATTGTGCGTCACCGCTCTTTTTCTTTTCAAGAATTTTCACAGCGTTATGCAGAGCCTAAAGAAATAGGAGAGCAGTTTGTAAGACGTGAAGCCAGACTTCAAGATAGTAAAAACAGACAAAATTCAATAGAAACAGATGATGAAACTTTAAAGAATCAGTGGTTAATCCAACAAGATCATGTTATCGTAGCAGCTAATAAAGCTTATCAGTGGGCTATTGAAAACGGTATAGCTAAAGAACAAGCCCGTGTTGTATTACCTGAAGGTCTTACTAAAACACGTTTGTATATGAATGGTACGCTTCGTAGTTGGATTCATTATATTGATTTACGTGGTGCAAATGGTACACAAAAAGAACATATGGAAATTGCACATGCTTGTTCTAAAGTTATTGTAGAAGTGTTTCCTCTAGCTGAATTTTTATAAACAAGATAAATCTGTCATTTCTAAATGAAAGGGAAATAAATATCTTTTTACTTTAAGAATATCTTTTTCTCCTTCTTCATAAGTAATCCCGTAACATTTAGTTGCGGGATTTTTATATGGTTCACCAATTTTAGGAACTAAGTCTCCATAAAAATGATTAACCATCATATCATTTGAGTTAAAAAAGTATACATCTCTATATTCTTTGTCTAATGCGTGTGTTCTTCCAACCCCAAATTGATTACCTATAGCAGACATATGGGGAAGTTGAGGTATTTCATATTTATACATATCGGCATCGTAAGTTTTTAGTATTCTTTTTTTACTAGTTAAATAATATTTTATTGCATAAAAATCTAATGAATTGAAAAAAGGAATGTTAAACTCTTCTCTTAAGTAATAAGGACATTTTTCACTGAATACTATAATTATTGAATCTTCTTTATATGTAGTATTATTTTTTGGATGATAACTAATCATATCGTGAGAAAAAGCTAAATCTTTAGTTATTTCTTCACTAAAATTTATAAACAATTTATTTTTTAGTTCTAGTATATCTTTTTCATTTGAATTGCTTTTATACACATATTCAACGATATTGTCAGAGTCATATTGAATTTCTACAAACTTATCAGTCATATCCTTGCTCCACGTTTTCTTTTATAAACTTTGCTAGCCTATTAATCCAGAAATATCGAGTCCAATGAACTACTATGCTTACTGGATTTTTACCGTTCAACACAGCTCCTCCTATTAGTAGTCTGCAATAGTACCATCTTTTATACTTTCTACCAAAACAGTAATTCCAATTTTCTGTTTCTTTTTCAATAACTTCTTCTGGTATCTCTTCTTCTGTTTTTGTGAAGTATAATTTATCTTTAATCTTAAACCAGTTTTGAGTTTCATCCATAGTCGGGTCATCCATTATTTCATGATAATCATTAAAAGGATCGTATAGGTTAATGTTAGTCTGAGACTCTTGATAAAATATTTTATATTGAGGTATTTTAGCTTTCAATACTTGTTTTACAAACTTATCTCTTGATTCTTCTGATCCAAAACATACTACAACAAAAGAGGACTCCATCCAATCATGCCCTTCGCAAGAAGAACAAGTTAAATACCCTTTTTTATTAAGTATTTCTACTAGAGGCCAAATACCAGGATCTACTTGATTTTTAAAATCTTTCATATAAGGAGATACACAAGCACCTATCCAAGTATCTCTTGAGAAACCTACGGCAACTCTTCCGTTTTTATGAAGCCAGTTCTTTTTTTCATAATGTTCTTTTCTGTAAAATTCTTTTTTATTCATCTAGGCGTAATTCCTGTAATACATAAATTAAAAGTGTCACTCAATAAAGGAGTTGTTCCATGCAACCATTCTTTATTTATTTGATCACATATAATTACTAACCCTGTGTAGGGAGTTACTTTTTTAATATCATGTTTTGTTCCATATAAAAAATCCCTACCTTTCATATTTTTTTCAATATAGTAAATCATAATTTGAACTAATCCACCAAAAGCATTATCAGTATGTAATTCTACATACTCGTTTTTATCTGTTTTATACGCTTCAAAAGTTTCTAGCTTATCTAAAAGTTTCTGTAAGTATGGGTCTACTTTTGCATATAATTGTTCGATAAAGAACTCATTAAGATTAGCAGGCATACCTAGTGTAGACCATCCTACTTCTTTCCCTAAATCTTTGTCCTCGTTTGGATAAAAAGTTAATGCTTTTAGTTCTGTTTTTATATTTTTAGGTATTATAATACTCTCAAAAGCAAAACCTTTTTTTATTACTTGTTTATAAGTAATCATTTTACCAATATGACTCCTACAAAATTATACGCCTTCCAGAATACTTCATACTTTTTAAATCCTATTTTTTCTACTTCTTGTAAAATAGCGTCCCAAGATCTAATATTCATAGAGGCTCTTAACTCTTTTTCTTTAAACATTATATCATCGTATCTAAAAAATTTAGATTTATAATCGTAGTTAGCAAAAGTAAATACTTCTTGTAACATCGAATCATTAGAATATGTTTTTTCACAAAGTATTAATGCTCCGTTTGGTATTAAAGAATCATATATGTTTTTTAATAATTTTACTCTATCAACGGTAGGTAAAAATTGAAGAGTGAAGGTAGAGACAGCCAAAGAAACATCACTATCAAACTTTAGTTTTCTCACATCTTCAATTTTAAACTCTATGTCTTTTTCTTTCCAGTATGGGGAAAAAGCCGTTTCATTATCTATTCCAACATACGAAACATTATTAGCGTGTGACGCTTTTTTTATTTTCCTTAAAATTTTACCAGTAGAGCATCCTAAATCATATACTGTTGTATTATCTTGTATAAAAAATCCAGATACAGTAATAATCATATCTACTAAGTTATTATACGAAATAATACTTTTATTAATATGCTCATCAAAGTTATCGCTATGATCTGAAAAACTAAAACGCATTACTATATCTACTTAATAAATTTATATAACCATTACAACTATTTCTTAAATCTTTTACATGTCTATAATGTTCAGTTAAACAATGTCCTTTCCAATAACAACCGCTACAGATAGTAGAAAGAGTTTTCTTTTCTGTCCAAGCCCATTGTTCAAAACTAGAGTAGTTAGTAAATTCTAAAAAATACTCACTATCTTCTTTGTCAAAAGCTAATACAGCATATTTACCATTTGGAGTAATGTAGATGTGGTCGTCAGAAAAAGCATTATATTCTTTTCTTACACTTCTCTTTATTCTGTTTAGGTTTTGAAATTCAAAGCGTTTTTTTACTGGACTCTCAATCCATTTGGTAACAAAGTTTTCAAAATCTTTATGGGTAACAACGTGTTTATTAGCTTGATTAGTACTATAAGGTTTTATTTCTACAGATATAATTGATTTACACATATTTAATTGTTTTATCATAGAATTAATATCTAATTTTAATACTTCTTCAGAAGCAAGAATTAATACGGAAATAGGTTTTGGACTCATCAGCATATTTTGAAATACTAACTTTGATTTTTCTCTTGCGGAAAAATCATATGAGACGGAAAGAGTGACATCATCCTCGAAGAATCTGTCATCAAGCATAGAAAAATTAGTATTAATATTGATATAATCATTATAATATTTACGTATAACAGACTTGATTTCATAGTAATAGTCTTTCTTGAGCGCTCCAATTTCTCCTCCATATAAGTCTATATGATCTATTTTAGGTATGTTTGATAACAACTTATCTAATTTTTTAGGGTCAATTTTTTTCTGATCTCCAAGTTGTTCAGGAGTTAAATAACAAAAATTACACCTAAAATTACAAAAGTAACTAGGATTTATTGAGACTGAAAATAATTTATCCACCATCTATAACTAATTCCCTTAATAGTTTCATATTCTTTTGGTTCAAATCCAAATTTTTTTAATAGTATATCTACTCTTCTGTGACGGCTCAACCCCCAAAGAGGCTTTCCATTTTCTGGCTTTACTGCATATTCACATAGTTTATATACAGCATTAGTACCTTGATACTTTTTATCTATTAATATAGTTTCAAGGTATTCTCCTCTATCAACAGAAACTATTGTATAATATCCTATGGGTTTATTTTCTAAATAAAGTAAATGTACTCTTTGCTTCTGTATTAGTTCAATAAAATCATCTTTTTCATCACGTTCTTCTTCTGTCATATTATAGGATAAGGCAACTAGTATTGGTAAATCACTAATGTTAGCTTTCTTGGTTTTGTATGTCAAGTAGATCTCCAAATATTCTAATATCTTGTTCGTGATGGGCATTATACTCCTCTTTTATTTTTGGAGTAATTCTAGTATCCCAAGATATACTTATCCTAGGCAATTTAGATTGATTAGGTTCTACTTCGTGCCAAACCCATGAGGGAAATAGTATAAATTTACCAAGTTCTGGTTTAATAGTGATGTTGGTTGGGTTTACAGAATGAGTTGGTTTATCAAATGTATCAACATAGTCACCAAATAATCCAGAAAAATCTAGAGTACTATTATTCATCTGTCTACCATACTCATTATATCTAGAAGTATGATTATGTCTTATTTCGTCATTCCCAACAGTCATACTCCTTTTAGTTAGCATTTCTAAATCTAGATATCCAAAATCCATCATGTTAGAATTACCTTTTGGATCAACCATTAAAAGATGACTATCATGATCGCTTAACCATATAGTACCGCTTATATGATTGTTAGGATGATTATGAATACCCACATTTTGTCCTTGTGGTAATACATGGGCCCAAGCATAGGATTTTATTTCATAATGGTTAGACTGAAATAAATTATTTTTAATATATTCTTTTGTAGCAGGAACAATATAATTTTTGTATAAATTATCCAAAAGAGGTTCACCGATAGAAAACAGGTTAAATACTTCTGTTTTTTCATCAGGATTATGGTACTTGCTCAGTATATAATTAAATAAATCCTTGGCTAATTGTTTATCTACTGTTCCTAGTAGAACAGGTGTAGGCCATAGTTTTCTATGCGTATACTGATTCATCTATATACTCCGTTAGTTTATCTTCTAAGTTACATATTTCTATTATTTCAGGTGCTAGTTTCTTCATTTTTTTACAGTGCGTCTCTACTAAGTTTAGTCTTTTTATATCGCTGATAGTTTTTTTACAACCATTGCAAATTTTAAACATAGGACAAGTAAAACACGCTTGCTTTAGTGATAATAATTCAATAGAGTTTTGTAGAGGAGTTTCTATTTTCCTCTGATTCATTTCTTTATCAAAATCTATTTCATATTCTTTATCATCTCCAAAAGCTCCACAAGAATAATAGTCACCTCCTGGATTTAAGTTTCTGATATTTGAATCACAATTTCGGTTTTGTGGACAAGTAGTATTAGAAGAAAATCTTTTTAATAACTGAGTAGTATTATACTCCCAATCGGCTAATCCTTGTTTATATATTTTAAGATAGATTTCATATATATCTGCTAAAAGATAAGTATAGTTTTCTAATCCCATTTTAATTCCATTAAGAAATTTAATTTCTGGACCGCTTGCGACAGCATAATTTAGTTTACACACTACTCCCATTTCTTTAGCTAAGAGTACGTTATCTATTGCTCTGTCTTCATTTTCTTTTGTGATTACAGAAATAAAATCAGGTCTATAACCTACAAGATCTAACATTTTATCAGATACTTTCCAAAAATCTTTTTCACTAAATTCTGTAAAATCTCCTTTTAATCTGCCTCCTCCATATTGAAAAGAAGTACAAACTCCTACTCTAGGATGCTGAAAAAGAGATAACCATTTAGATGGTTTAGTGTAAAAAGGCCACAAGTTAGTAGTCAAAGATATTGTAGTATCCAAATTATTATCTTCTAAATATTTAATTATTTTCCAATAATAACTAGGTTTCATCATCAAAGGATCCCCACCATTCACAATAATAGTATTAGTGTGTGGAAACCTTTTTAAAAAAGTAAATATTTTTTCGTGTTCCAATTCAACAGATTTAGAATCTGCAATTTTTGTACTAGAACAGAAAGTACACTTAAAATTACAACGCTCTGTTGGTTTAACTATAAGTTCCATCTAACCACTCCCAATAATCTTTAATCCAGCAATGTTCCATAGTACTTTTTTCCGGTAAAATATGGTTTTCTTGAAAGCAACCTAATCCACACCTACTAAAATGATCACACATTAAGCAATTAAAACCTTCTATCCATTTGGCTTCCATTTTATCTCTACTATCATGAGATAATGCTCTATAGTTGCCTCCAACTAGTAAATTACAATGACCTATTTCTCCATCAGCAGATATTACTTTTGTTCTTTGACAGGTTAAATTTTTCTTAGTTTCTCCAGATAGGTACTTGTTTATTGGCGCTACTTTAGGATAATTAATAGACAGATACTTAAATATGTTTAACAGTTCTATATCTGTAGGACAGTTTATACTAGCGTTTTTTTCAGGAGTATAATAGTCAAAGTATACATTAAAATGTTCATACAGATAATCAAAACCTGTTATTTCATCAGATAAGAATTTATAAATGTTAGGAGCAGTTAATATTATATTTACAGTAGTGATATACTCTTTGAAGTATTCAACATTACCCATAAACTGTTCAAATTGCTTAGTATTAAAGCGGCCTGCGGGGTCGTAACTAACTGCTAGTTTGATATTCAATCTATCTAGTATTTGTTTTACTCTATCTCTGTTACTCCATACCATATTAGAGGTTATTAGAAATTCACTGTTTTCAAATGATTGCTGACATCTAAGAATTAAATCTTCAATTTTATTCAAAATTTGATTTGAAATCTGATCACTCAAAATCTCTCCGCCCATAAAATGAAATGAAAATTGTTCTTTATTTTGTGAGCGTAAGTCTTCGTAGACGCTTTTTATCGCAAAGTATTTTTCTGGGATAGATTCCACACCCTTAAATGAATTATGATTTTGAGAACAAAAACTACACGCAAGATTACAGTGTTCAAAGAGTGTTACAATAACCTCTCCTAGAGTAGATGCTTTTTTATCTATAACTGTGTTATACATAATCTTCTCTAAAACTGTGGTGATCTTTTAGAACCCATTCTTTTACTTTTTTAGTGTTTCTCTTTTTTAAGTTTATAAAAGGTTTAAATTTTGTAGTTTTTTCTTCTAAAGAATACTCAGACAACTTATCATAGCGTTTTTCTTTACATAATAAGTAAAAGTATCTCAGTAAATAATGTGTAGTTTTATCTTGATGTTGATATTCTCCTATATTACCTCCAGCATATATAGTATTAATATCTATATCAACTATTTTTCTTAAACTAATATCTCCACTTACAAAAAGCTCCATTAGTTGTTCACTATCAAAAAACCCATTATGCCCGTATTTCATCACTGATTTACGATAAAGTTTAAAGATATTTTTTAAATCATAGTTTTTTAACATATACTCTAGTTCTGGATAAGCTTTTATTTTTTCATCCATAAGCCAACTATATTCTTCTGGTAAGTTTAAATCTTCATATGTTGCAGATTCATACAATTTTGACCCATAATCAATTCCCTCTATTAAATCTCCTAATTCAAAGAGCTGACACATGACATTCATTTTCCAATAAGTAATCTCGTTTAAAACAGTATCAGCAAGTATTGTATATAATTTACTATATAAAATGTCTTTATGTGTATATTTAGTATTAGCTAAATAACTAACTAATTGTAACTCTATTCCTGCACCTTTTATATAAAAATCATCTAAATGATGTTTGTTACATTGACTATATATACTTTTAAATTCTTCAACATTTAACAAAGATAACGAGTTCCAAGGTGAGTTTAGATTTACAGAACCGTTGTCATGCGCTAAACATGATTTACCATGAAGATAAATATGTTTTTGTAATAATAATTTATAGAAATGATACAAAGACTCGACTGAGTGATTAGGTAGTATAGATTTTAAATAGGTAGTGAGTATTTTTACATACTCATTTTGTTTAGCAAGAATTACTATTTCAGTATCTTTATTTATATTCTTTAAAGTATTGCTAGCAAATAGTTTATCAGCATCTGAAAAATAATTCCAAGTATTAGGTATAGGATCGTTATATCCTACCAATATTTTAGGCATTTCTGCATCATAACAAAAACTATAATCTAAATATGTTTTATTTACTAGGCAAAACACCAGAAGCGATCCCCGAAACAAAAACTAGTAATGGTACATTATATTTCTCCATCCAACCATATAAATTACATTCGTCATAGATATATTCTTCAGCGTAGTGTTTAAAGTATCTTTTTCTACTACCAGAAGTTTCATATATTTTAAAGATAAAAGGATTGTTAATCAGGTTAATTACGTTTTTACCTAAAATTTCAGGATCATCTATTATTTCATAATTTTTTAATTCTTGATTAACAAAATCTTTTAAAGAGTCTACAAAAGACAGTGTCGTAATAGGTAGTGATTCTAAAAAATCTGTGGTATTTATTAACTGTATTCTATGTTCTTCAATAAATTTATCTATATATTCTTCTTTTAACAAAGTAAAAGAGTATAGGTCATCAACAGAACGATTATTGTATTTTAATACGATATATGTTAAAGCTAGTTCAAGTTGTTTACAATTTACTAATAAATTAGTAGTAAAATAGTTACTCAATAAATCATACCTCTCTTCTTGTGAGGTTTTATACAGATTTATTTCAAAATTAATATCTAAATTAGATACATAATTAAGTAGTGTTTTTCCTTTTATATCAGAGTCGTAATACATTATATCAAAAATAATCTCTTCTTCAGAAGAAAAATATTCTTGTAAGTACTCTACGTCAATAGGCGCTTTAGTTTTAATTATTCTCATCGTCTTCCCCTTGAACCGTGACAATTACTGTGGCAACTTGAGTGACAAGCATCTACAAATACTGTTACTCTATTATTTTTTAGCGTATTCCATTGGCTATATAAATCTGCTATATAACTTTCAAAATCTGAAGCATCAATTAAGTTACCTTCTACGACATCATAAGTACTAGAATTATCAGCTACAGTCTGTTTATATTCTGCTCCATCATAATGTACATAATCTGTAGTTCTATAAGATATAACTTGTTGCCCGTTACCACTAGGATATCCTGTTCTATTAAATCTATATCTATATGTTGTTATTCTAACACCACTATAATCACGGGTTAAATTTCTTAAATATGTAGCTAAATCTCCTGCATCTACAATACTACCTAACCCACTAGTAACAGCAGGGGCTACTGTAGGAGTTCCAATAGAAGCATAGGGAACTCCTCCACTAGGCACGTTAGTAAATTGATTATAATTACCACTGCTAAAAGATGTTGAAGTTCCTACATTAATTATTGGATTAATCTGACTTCTCATAACTTCATTAAATCTATTTACTACAGCGGTTTTACTTACCTCATCTCCTGTATTAATTGCTGACATAATACTCTCCTTGTTTTAACTCCTTTATAGGGGTGTTTTTTAATAATCTAAATAGCTCTTTTGGCGATGGACAATGTGTTTTGTCCCACTCAAGCTGATGACAACCACTTCCGCAAATATCAAAAACATCACATTCATAACATCTAGGATCTCGTGCTGCTTCACAAGCAATTATTTTCATTCGTTTTGGGTTAACTA